CCTGCAAGCACCCGCTTCCACTTATCGGTAGCAGGAGGACTTTTACAGCACTCGCTCAACGTACTCGATGCATTCAGAGAAAGCCTTAGAAAGAATGATGACGGTACATACAGTTACATGGTAGCAGGCAAGAACGTGGCGACCATCACCGAGGAAAGCATGGTAATCATGGCACTGCTCCACGACATCTGCAAGACCAACTTCTACACGGTGGTAATGAAGTGGAGAAAAGATAAGAACAACAAGTGGGAGCAGTACGAAACATTCGAAGTGGACGACAAAGTACCATACGGACACGGAAAAAAGTCAGTCATGATGATTGAGGAATTCATGAAGTTAAAGCCGGAAGAACGATATGCCATCAGATGGCACATGGGATACACGGAAAGCGACACCCTCTCCCTTAACAATGCCATCGACAAATATCCAATCATCTGGGCACTGCATTCAGCAGACACCAAGGCAAGCCACTTCATGGAATCGGTAACAGGCAATCTCGCAGCATACGCAAATCAGCCGGGAGCAGGCGGTGCGGATCAGCCGACAATGGCAGAGGGAGCAGAACCAGTATTCGAGGAGGCAACACCAGTATGATGATTTTGGAAATTTTGAAATGGATAGGAATGGCAATCCTCGTGCTGTTCGGAATCGGATGCGTGCTCGCATTTTTCACAGTGATAGCATTTGTCCTTGTGGCAGATGAGCAGGAACAGCAGATGCAGGGAGAACTCCCATTCAACTGCATGATATCGGATGAAAGATGCCCGACACCAGACACACCGTGCAATGAGTGCGAAATATATCAGATAGGAGAACCGAAACATGATAATCAAGATTGAAGCAATGCCAAAGATGACCGAGGACGGAAAGAGCGTGCTTGTAGATGGAAAAACAGGACAGACGGTATGGGATAAAGAAAGAGCATTCATCACCACAAAGGATGGAAGATACCAGAGAGTCGTAACCTTAACCGATGAAATGGCCGCAGAGGTGGCAAAAGGAAACAGATACTTCAATGCCATGGAAAAGGACGGTGTCCTTCACATCACAAGCAGAGTGGTGGCGAATTTTTAGACAGGAGATGACCCAAGATGAACGGTAAGAACAAGGAAGGCTACTGGGACCCAACAGCCACCAAAGCAATCAAAAAGGCAGACCGACCACCAGAGAATGTCTGCCAGGCACGAAAGGCAATCAAGCTGATATGCGAGATATGCCATGTGCGAATCCTCGGGAAAGTTACCATCATAGATGAGAGAGGAAGAAGGTGGTAGCGATGATAGGATACCAGGACTACTCCCAGTTTAAGGATTTGAGAGAAGCAAAGGATTATATCATGACAACCAAGGGAATGACGGACCGGCAGGCACAAAAGTGGCTGTCGGAGAAAGTCCCACTGGAATCCTACTACCAGAGGAAAATCATAGAGTGGCTCGATGAGAACGCAAAAGGAAAAGCATTCTACTGGAAAGCAGCACAGGGGCCATACTCACGAAGTGGAATCCCAGATGTCTGCGTCATCATCGAAGGCAGGTTTTACGGACTGGAAGTGAAGCGGCCATTCTTCGGAGTGGTATCGGAGAACCAGAAGAAAGTCAAACGAGAGATAGAAGCGATAGGCGGCAAGGTTTACATCGTGACCTACGTCAAGGAAGTAGCCGAAATCCTGCTGCCATTGCTGAAGGAATAGGGAGCAATATGGGAACAGACAACAGAATCATAAAAATAGCCGAACACTACGGATACGAATCGCAGTCAAACCAACTGGTCGAGGAAATGGGAGAACTCCTGCAGGCAATGAATAAGTTTTGGAGAGCGATGAAGTGCGAAACACCGGGAGCAAGAGTAAACCCAGTGAATATGACATCAAGACACGCACTCCACAATATGGCAGAGGAAATCGCAGACGTTGGTATCTGCCTGGAACAGGTGGCAGTGCTCACAGGAACAGAGCGAGAGGTCATGAGAATCAGAGAAGAAAAGATACAGCGTCAACTTCGGAGAATGGAGGGAGCAGAGCGATGAAAGCAATAACAGTATGGCAGCCATGGGCGACACTACTGGCGACTGGGCAGAAGCATAATGAAACGAGGTCATGGAGAACAAACTACCGTGGAGAAATCCTCATCCACGCAGCCAAAACAGACCACAGCGGAATCCTGCTGCATATCCCGATGGAAGAATTGAAACACTTCCAGAACGCAGGAGTGGTAAACAAACTACCGACAGGGGCAATCATCGGAAAAGCAAACCTCGTGGATTGTTTCCAGATAGACGAAGCCTACCGAAGAAAACTGCAGAGAGAGAATCCTGCAGAATTAGCATTCGGAGATTATACCATCGGAAGATATGCGTGGGTAATGGCAGACCCGGTATTATTTGACAAACCAATTCCGGCAAAAGGAAAGCAGGGATTGTGGAACTGGGAAGGAGAAATTGGATAATGGCAAAACGAGAATATGACGAAAGCGACAAAATCTGTGGTAACTGCCTGCATCACAAACCATCATGGGAAACAGGACACCTCGCAGGGTGGCACTGCGATAACTTCATGGCAGATGCGTATGGATGCAGCACCGAATACGATGACGGAGAGGAATGCCCGGACTTCGAGAGCAAAAGGTAGGTGCGGATCATGGCGAAAAAGAAATACTTCATCGATGCAGCATTGTTCAAAAAGATAAAGTCTTTGGACTTTTCGGAAATGAACGACTGGCTCGCCAGATATTACCAAGCAGCATACGAGGACGGAATCGAAGCCGTCCCCGGAGCAGACATAACAGACGTACTGAAAGCCATCGGAGAGGTCAAGGGTATCGGACCGAAACGACTGGCGGCAATAAAGGAGGCACTGGAGAAATTATGATAGACCAACAAAACATCGAAGAACTCACAATGGCATACATACATTCCTACAATGTAGCATTGAGAGAAACACGAAACCCAAATATGGCAGTGCAGGTGGCGACATCTATAGTGATGACAATTGGTGCAATGCCAAAGAAACAGCAGGCAGTCAATCCATTAGAAATACTAATGATGGCGGCAGCAATGCAAAAAGGGGAAAAGAAAGAAGATGATGATAACAAAGGAGGTGCGGATCATGGCAAAGGGTAAACATCCCAAAAAGAAGTTCGGTATGAATTCTGGGATAGCAGATGCCACCAAGGTCATGCGAGAACTCCCAGTATCAGCAATGATAGCGAGCATGGAACTGCAGATAGACATCCTGTCCCAAAGAGGTGTCGAAATCCGTGACTGGGAAAACAAAGACCGGGTGCTGAAGCAGATACGAATCATCGGAGGAAAAGTATACTTCCTTGCGGCAGAGGAAAGTGATAAAGCCGAGGGTTAGAAAGAAGGATAACAATGAAACCAGACATGGCTAAAGCCAAGAAAGAAAAATCGGGGAGCAACATCGAGAAGCAAAAGACACTGCTCAAGCAGTACCTCGGGCAGTATTACAGTGCAAAAATGAAAAAGAAGCAGTTGGAAACCAGACTGCGTAATTTCAGAGCAAACATGGGTGGAATCCGTGGCATGGATTACTCACCAGTACCAAGAAGCCAGACCAACAAAGTGGGCGATGGTGCAGCAAGCGAGGTCATAAGAGCAATGGAAATCGAGGAACGCATCAGACAGCAGCAGGCAGAGATGAATGTGGCAATGCTGAATGTGATGAAGTTAATGGATTACCTGCCAGTCGATTCCACGGAGCGACTCATACTGGAATATCGACATATTGATTGCTTGAGTTGGAAACAGATAACCAAAGAAGTCAACATGACAAGGACTCCGTGCAATAATTACTACAACGCAGGCATCGACAAACTTCTGACCTTTAAAAAAGTGCAGAAAATCATAGCCGATTTTTCTAAGAGCAAGGAGGGCGAAAGCCTATGAAATTGCTTGACAATTGTCGAGGGGGGGGGGTAGAATTGTCTTGCAATTTAATACGATAAGGAGGAGCTACCATGAGTATTCAATTCGGACAATGGAGCGATGATATCCACGATGATTTCGAGCAGGTAAAGAGAATCGAATCGGGCAAAAAGCTAGGGAAAAATATCCTTGAAATAAACAAGGATGAAGGATGGGTAATTATACAAGGCTCATCAGAAGAACCATATAAAGCCACCCTCGATGAATGCACCTGCCCAGATTTTGCAATCAGACAAGGAATGTTCCCATGCAAGCATATGTACTGCCTTGCATTAGAGATGGGATTAATGGAAGATTTGCCAGTTTACAATAAACGCAAGTCGAATTTTGATGCAAAATCAGAGATTGAAAAATACAAAGACCTTTATAAGCAGGGGCAAATTTCAGCAGATACATACACGAAAATATGCTCGGTTTTAGCAAAGGTAAAATAGCAGGCAATAACCCTCACCCCTATATAGGGCAGTGTAACAACACCCCTATGTAGGGGCATTTTTATACCCCACCCCCATGTAAGGCCGCCAAATTAAGCCGGGAATTTTAGGGGCAGAAAAGCAGGGCACACAGGGCAGGGGCACACAGCACCCACGCACACACAGAGAGCAAGGGTACAGGGCACACCCACCACACCACGTACACAGGGGCACACAGAAGAAAGACAAAGAGAGTACACAAGAGTACATTCAAGTGTGCTATAGTGATAGCGTGGGGCACAAGGGCAAGGGGTCTACCCATCAGCCTGCGTGCTTCACTTGCTCCCCTTAGAGAGGACACACCCAAGGGCACAGACCAAGGGCAGTGTCCTCTTTTTGATGCAACGAGGGAGCAGGGCAAGCCGTAGGTACTACTGGACCACAAAAGCAATGCGGGGCGAGGAAGG